GATCCAGGTGTGGATGGTTCAACAACTGCCGAAAAGCTAATAGATTTCATTGAACAGCACACGGAGGTTTAGTCAATGACTAGGCAGCGGATGTTCTTGAATATAAGTTGCGTTGAAGCGGCGCGCGCTCGTATCCGCCATGTTTACGACACTTTTGACACTGTATGCGTTCAGTTCTCTGGTGGCAAAGATTCAACAGCTGTTCTTTATCTGGCAAAAGAAATACACGAAGAACGTGGTCTTGGTCCTGTAAAAGTAATTTTCAGAGACGAAGAAATGATTACCCCAAAAACAATTGAGTACATAGAAAAAGTACGCAATTACGATTGGGTTGACATGGAGTGGTATTGCCTTCCATACGGAACAGAAATTTGGGTTCTCGGCAGGAGGCAGTCTGCTTTGCTGTGGAGCAAGAAGCGAGAGTCCGAAGGCCGTCTTGTCAGAGACATTCCGCCATGGGCTATAACCGCAGAGCATTTTGGACTTGACCCTGCTAAGCCGCTTCCTGAAACGATCGACTATTACACAATGCAGGGCAAAAAAGGAAACGTTGCATTCATAACTGGCGTTCGAGCTAATGAGTCAATGGTCAGATATAGGGCCTGTGTGCAAAAACTGCATGAGAACTACATCGTTACTCCTTTTGGCGTAAAAAAGGGAATCCCATTAAAGTTCGCAAAGATCATTTACGACTGGGAAACAAATGATGTTTTCAAGTACCTGTCCGAAGAGCATGGTGCTGAGTACTGCGAGTATTACGATCTTGCCGCAATCACAGGCAGTAACACGCGAGTCGGAATACCTTTGCACGCGGTAGCAATTCGTAGGATTGGAGATGTTGTTGCAACTGAACCAGAGTTTTACGACAGGCTTTTTGAGTGCTTCCCATACATTGACGCTCAGAGGCGAATAGGTAAAGACTTTGATTTTGAAACACTAATTGCCAATTATGCCCAACACGGTTTTGAGGGTGCTAAATGGTTGATTGAGGATTACATAATTGGGGCAACAAAGCAGAGGCGGGCAAAGTCCTATGTTTCGGAGTTTAGGAAAAAGCACATACTGGACAAACACTCATACCCAATGAACCTCTTGATGAGAAACCTTCTCCTCAACAACATTGATAACGGAAGCGCTGTTTCTCCAGTTGGGCCAAAAACAAAAGCATTTTCTGTTAGAAAAAAGGAACTAGAAGTAATAGAAAGCAGTGAACTTTATGAAAACTGAATACGTAAGCGTTGACGAATTAAAGAAGCCATCATGGCACGCTAACTATATTTTGCGTCCTGACCTAGTCGTTCTGTCTGCCTCGATCTGCAAGTACGGGATTCTTTCTCCACTCGTCGTAAATGCCGACAACTTAATAATTGATGGTGTTCAACGATGGATGCTTGCAAAAGACAACAAGTATGTTCGTGAGGTTGTCGGGAACACAGTCCCAGTGATTAGGGTTGACTGCGATTCAATAGATGCCAGAATTCTTCATGTTTCCATAAATAGAGGTAGGGGTTCTGTTGTGGCAAAGCAATTATCAAACATTGTCAAGGACATAGTTGCGTCTGGTGCTTATGAACAAGAAGAACTTGCCGAAATGCTTTGCATGAAGTATGACGAACTTGACATAATGCTTGACGGAACTGTTCTCAAGGCAAAAAATATTTCTGAACACAGGTATTCTCGCGCTTGGGTTCCAGTTGAAGCATCAACGGAATCGGTAAACGCAGGTCCAGTTGACTCCTCGGTGAGCATAGAGAGACCACCAAACGCCGACAGGTAGTTAGTCAAAGATGCATTACATGGTAGAATTTTTAGTAATTGTCAAGCCATTGGAGCATCAATCATGATTTGTTACAACTTCCCTGAAATCGGTGGAGAAGAGACGGAGGGCCGAGTAGGTCGCGCCGGAACGGCTCGCCGATTGGTGAACCGCGTCGTTGAAGGCATCGGCGGAAGAAGAACTGGACAGGCAGGAAGCGCAACAGCAAGACAGATTCTGCGTGAATCACGCTTGGGTCAAGCTGCAAGAAACCTTCTTCGTCGTCGTCGCAGTTAACTCAAAACTCCCATGGGGGGTGAAAAATGTTGGTAACAGTCAATCATCTAAAAACTTATATGGATATTTCTTTTTCCAATAAGCAGGAAGACGCCGCTCTTATGGTTCTAGAGGGACTTCAAAGCGAACTAGAGGCGTACCTGGGGAGACCCATTGAGGTAAATGAGTTCACCGAGGAGTATCGGCTTGAGTCAAATTTTACCGGCATGCCAATGAACTCATTTTTCTATAATGACGCAGGGCAAAGTTTCAACGAGTCTTTCCAAACTTGGAATTCACAAACCCCATCTTCAACTTTTATGCGCCCTCCGCAAACTGTTTATTTCAAAAATTCACCAGTAATTTCCGTAGACTCAATTACCGTCAAGCCACAGTACGGCGACGAGTTTGAACTTGTACAAGATCAGGATTATGTTGTTAGAAAATTCGGAGTAGATCTTTACTACGGCTATGCAAATGACTTAATAACCTATACATACACTGCTGGCTTAGCTGGTGGAAACATAAAAATGTTTAAGTTGATGATTCTTAGGGCCGCAACTAGAGAAATGCAAAACATGCACGACGATGTCGTTGGCGTCAAAGATTTGAACACCAGAAACGTTGCTCCGTTAGAGGTTGGATTTCTTGAAAAAGAGCTTATGGCTGTGAAAAGGTATAGACGCAGAAGGATTGCGTAATGGCCGACAGAGTTGAAATAAATGTAAATGAAAGAGAATTAAATCAAGCAATATTTAATCTCGAAAAGATACAGCAAAGAGCAGAGCACCCTCGAGCAATTTTTAACCACGCAAGAATTCTTTTGCAAACTGCCTATGCCGACAACTTTGCTCAGGCCGGTCTTCCATCTGGTGGTTGGGCCCCATTGGATGCAAAATACGCAGCGTGGAAGATGGTTCATTTTCCTGGTGCTCCAATAATGGTTCAAGATGGAAGTCTTCTTGCAAGCTTGACAAATCTAAGAAACTCTGCATCGAGAATAGGTGACAGTGAAGCAGAGTTTGGAACGAACGTAGAGTTTGCAAAATTTCATCAATACGGAACAACTAAAATGGCAAAAAGAAAACTTGTATTTGAGCCACCGTTGTTTGCTGAAACAATGGCTCAGGATCTTTCAAGATACGTTGTCGACGGAATTGTTCCTGGGTGATAGGTTCCTGATATGACAATAATGTTTGGTCCTGCAAAAGCAAAAAATTACATGAACGACTTTTTGAGTTCGGACATGCCAAGAAGGCTGATTACCTACAGAAACGAATGGAGCCTTGACGACGATCGCCTCCCTGACATTGCAAAATTCGCAACCTATGAACCAATGGCCATGGATACCTGGCCGATGATCATAACTGTTGCAATTTCTACAAAATCGTTTACTAGGGAATCATTCACTCCAGGGAACGACCCAACGTACAGGGTCAATTATGGAATGAGAACATACGTCTGGGTAAGGGCTCAGGGTTCAGAAGAAGTCACATTTATGCGAGATAACTTGACAACAGTGCTGAGATCTTCGCTTCTTGACTACCCATCGTTGAGATCGATTGACCCAGAAAAGACATTCCAAGCAGTAATGGACGAATCAACACTTACTGAAGAATTTTCTGATTTAACGCTAATAAAAGGAGACAGATTGCTCGCCGGAGCGTATTTGTCTTACGATCTAGCGATGACAGAAACAGTAACAAGACAACCAATCGGAACCGTCAACGCGATAGATGTAGATTATTCTACGGAATTAAATGTTACCGAGGAATAGTTGCTGTCGGAGTGGCATTTACTTCTGTACAATCGGAGAAGTAAATCAAACCCCAACAGCCGATAAAGCACGGAGGGTGGCAACATGCCAGGTGTAATAGTTTCAACTTCAGTAAGAACCGGTCCAGTAGGTGCGCAAGTTGCACCTGCAGCATCATTTTTCGTAGCTGGTTTCGCAGAGCGCGGACCTGCTGACGAATACGTCTCAGTAACCTCCATTTCGGAGTTCGAGGACGTATTTGGCGGAAGAGTTGCTGGATCAAATCTCTACGACTCAATTGCAACATTCTTCGAAGAGGGTGGTGCAAGAGCCTACGTCGCAAGAGTTGTTGGACCAGATGCCGAATCTGGTGCTCTTAACTTTGGTAGCTCGGTCGACTTGACTGCAAAGGGCCCTGGCTCATGGTCAGAAGACCTCTTTGGCGAAGTAACCACCGCTGGTGGAAGCTCAACCGTTAATCTTTATTACCCAAATGCAGAAACTTCGATCTATCAGAGCGCTGCATATGACAACGTAGCAGACCTTGTTTCGGCAATTAATGCAAGCCCAATCGCTTCGCTTTACGTAACTGCCGCTGCTGGTGTTTCAACATCGCTTCCAACAACTTCTGCATCTGTTGCAGGATTCACTGCTGGTGATGCTGACTCAGCTGCAATTACGCTCACCGAGCATGAAGCAGCCTTGGATCTTTTCATCGACAGCCTTGGTGCTGGCGCTGTTTCGCTTATTGAACTTGGAACAAATGCCGCTCATGAAGTTTTGCTTAATCATGGTTACGCAAACAACAGAATTGCATTGTTGCACTCGACTTCGGCACAAACGATTAACGGAGCGATTTCAGACTCTGAAGCAGCATCGTTGCTCGATTATGCAGAGTACGGCGCGCTTTACTACCCATGGGTGAAAATCCCAGACGGTGTAACCAACGGCGGAACAAGATCAATTCCACCAGATGCATATGTTGCAGCAAAGAGAAGCAAGGTCCACACACAGACTGGTGCATGGGCTCCTTCTGCTGGTCTCGTTTCTGTTGCAAATTACGTTTCAGGCCTGGCTACCGAAATTGGTAGAACAGACGGCGACGCTCTTAACGCAGCAAACGTAAACGCAATTCGCGTGATCCAAGGTTCAATCAGAATCTACGGTGCTCGTTCGGTATCTGCAAACTCTGCAGACTTCAAGTTCATCACAGCTCGTGACGCAATCAACTACATCACTGTTGCTTGCAAGACAACCCTTGAAGACTTGGTGTTTGGTGTTCTTGATGGTCGAAATGCGGTCTTTGCAGAAATTGCAGCTCGTTTGACCAGCATCATTGAGCCAATCAGACTTGCTGGTGGTTTGTACGAAGCGTTTGACTCCACTGGAAAGCGCATCGACTATGGATACACGGTTAAGTGCGACAATGGACTCAACCCAGCATCACAGCTCGCAGAAGGAACAATCAAGGCACGTGTTGGCTTGAGAGTTTCGACAATCGGCGAGTTGATTCAGGTCGACATTTTGAAGTCGAACATCAGCGGTTCACTCTCGTAATCGAAGGAGATTAAGTCATGGCAAAAGCAGCGCAAAGGCAAATACTCGCGAAGATCAACCCACGGACGGACTCGTCCCCTGTTGGTCCAGTCTTCGCTCCGTACTTTGCTCAAGTATCCGGTGGTGAAGTAACCGCTTCGGTAGAAAAGATCTACCTTGGTGGAAAGCTTTTCCCTGAGGTTCTCCCTGCTCCAGCAGAAATTGGTGACATCACCGTGACGGCTCATTACGACACGGACTTGAACGATGTTGCTGGCTTCTTGATGGAAGCACGCCAAGTTGTAGGTCGTGCTCGTTACGACGTAACAGTCTTCTCGACTGACACAGACTTTGGTGTTATCCAAAACACCCAGCGCGTGTACCCAAATTGCTTGCTCGTAGGTTTGACTGACCCAGAAGGCGACTCGTCTTCAGGTGCACCAGCAACGTTTGCATTGACGTTCAGCGTCAGCAGCGTTTCGCCACGCAATACCTGATAGTGCGTAAATAATTATCTAAATAATAAAAGTTAGATAGTTCACGTACCACCACTAGCTTGCTGCTAGTGTTCGCTGCATGGCAACTAAAATCAATTTCACAGATGGAAATGAAGAAGAGTCTGTAGTAGAGGTGCAATCTGGTTCTCAGCAACCAGACGCTTCATCTGCGGCAAAAACAAGAGGCGAACGACCTCCTTCGGTTCTCGACGAACTCAAGGCTGTTATCTCAAAGAAAATTGAGAGACCTTACGTTCTCATTGAAGTACCGGAAAGACCAGGCGTAACTGTTCGGGTAAGCCCAAACATTACCCAGCATCAAATTCGTCAGTGGCGTAAGAACTGCGGCGAAGACTCCAAAAATGGTGTTGATCCAACCAAGTTTGCTTGCACTGTTATCTCTGCAACAACGACAGGAATCTTTGTAAACAACGTTGAAGCTTTCGACGAAGATGGTTACTCATTGAACTTCACTTCTCCTGATATCCATCGGATGACTCAAACCACCCGCGCAGTACCAGACGCCGTTCGTGCGTTTTTTGGTATTGACCCACACGTAGAAGCCGCTGCACTTGCAGTGTTGGAGGCCGCCGGGTATTCTGATACTGTCGATACGACGGACCCTACGAAGACGTCCTAGACGATCTCGTCGAGGACAGCCGCATACAAACAGCGGCAAGGCTAGGAGAACTATTCGGAACAGACCCTTTGGTGATACTCAACGTACCCGAAGACGAATGGCTGATACGGTTTGCTTGTGCTAAAGTTATTGAGCAAGATCGCGCAAAACAGGCTGCAGAAGCAAACAAAAAATAGTTTGTTTTCTTGAATGGTGGGGCGTATAGATGCCAGCTGAAAACAACGTAACAATCAGGCTAAATGTCAAGTCTGACACTGGGGCAATTGCAAGGACCCAGGCTTTGTTGCGCACCCTCGGAAGCGACGCTGATCGTTCTGGAAAGCTTTTTGGCAAAACAGCCAAGAACATTGACTTCACTAAAAGATCTTTAACGGCTTTCGAAAAGTCAATAACAACCGCATCAAAAATGCTTGGAAAGACTTTCAAGCTTGCAACAATGAATGCAGGGATCCAACTTGGCGTTTTTGCTGCTGCAATCTCTTCTGTGAACGGCTTATTTCGTATAGGTCAAGGTGCAGTGAAACTCTACCAGTTCGCCATGGCTGGATTGGCCGGTGCGTTTGCAACGGCGGTAGCAGGAGCTGGATTGTTTGCTGCAGCAATGAGGGAACAGACAGCAGCGATGGCATCGTTCCAGTACACGTCGCAAAAACAATTTGGTCCATCAATAAACCAGGCAAGAGCAGCTTTATCAAACCTTGAAAGAGACGCAAAGCTTGCTGTACTTGGAACCAAGGCTCTCACCTCTGCTTTCCAAGCTGCATCAAAGCATTCTGAATTTACTGGTGCATCACAGTCAGCCTTGAAGCAGATGGCAAATTTTGCCCTAGCTAGCGGCAACCCTGAAAAAGCTATGCAAGCAGCAGGAGACTTTGTAGGACTTCTTGAAAAAAGAAAAGCATCAATTGCTCAAATCCAAAAAGCCATGAAGGCGACAATGGGCGATGACATGTATAAAAAGATTCAACAAGCCAACGCAAAAGCCAAAAAAGAAGACAAAGTAAACCTTGGGTCACAGAAGTCAATCCGTGAAGCCGTCATGAGCGGAAAACTTGCGAAACTGGCTGGTGTCGAAGGAATGCTCGAAACAATGAACGGCACCCTGATTGGACAGCTTAAGAGCTACATGGGTCAGGCAAAAGCCTTATTTGCAGACTTTGGTCAACCTCTTCTTGCACCAGCAAAAGATGCTCTGAAACAAATATTTGCAACACTCAAGAATGCATTTGCCAAGATATCAGTTAGTTTTCAACAATTTGCGCAGAGCGACAGCATCCCATTCATTGTTAGGGTTGTTGAAAAGCTAGCAAACCTAATGGTCAGCTTGACTCAAAAATACTTGCCACAAGCAAGTGGTTGGTTTGAGAAGTTTTCAAAACCATTCCGCTATATAACTACGTTTTTTAAAGAAACCCTTCCAAACACACTAAGACCATACCGCGAAAGCGCTCGTGTTCTTACAGACATGTTTGGCAAGATCTTTGGTCCGCTTATTGGTGGAAACGTAAAAAGAGTTAGCGACCTAATCAAGGACAATAAACTCGAATTGCATGATTTTGCAGATGCAACCGGCAAGCTATTGCAGAATCTAAACAAGCTCAGCGGTGAAATTCAAAAAGCATTTTTCAGATTATTGCCAGTTTTGACACCAATAATCAACTCACTTGCATCACTTGTTGGAATGATTTCAAAAGTTTTTGGCGCACTATCAGGACTTGGTGGTCTTGGTGGTAACGGAAAAGGCGGCGGAAATATAATTGGAAGCCTTATGAGTGGGTTGATGCTCACCCAAATGTTTAGAGGCAAGAAATTCCTTGGGAATAGTGACTCGTACACTCAGGGTGCCTCCAACAAGGGATTCATGGGTCGAATGTGGAACAGGTCAATGGGCCTTAAGGGCACTGGAAATAATCCAAACGACGCGTATTTCACCAATAGATACGCAAGACAAATGGCAATGGCAACTGGCAACACCGCAATGGTTCCAACTTATGGTGCTGGTGGAGTAATGGTCCCAGGCGCGCCTGGTGCTCCTGGAGCCGGAGGTGGCGGTGCTGCAGGCGGAGCAGGTGGTGCTGGTGCTGGAGGCGGTCAACTCTCAATGTCTTTCCTCACTGGTCAAAGATCACGTGGAGGTAGAGAGTTTTACGACCAAAGTTCATTGCGTGGAAGAGTTGGGATGATTAGCCCCTCTCTAATGACACCGGAGCAACTCACATACAACGAAGAAACAAGATTGCATGGCGTCGGAACAGTTCAGGGTCAGGTGCAAAGAAGAATGGTTGGGATGGGATATGGCGGTGTGGCTGGGGCAGCAGGATTAGCGGATCACATTGACACCATAAATCAGGCCCCAAAAGAAATTTTTTCACAAATAAAAACTGCCGGTGTAACCAACTTAAAAACAGGCACGGAAATGGAGGAAGAACTTAGAAGATTGCGCGGACTAGGAGGTACTAGAACGCATATGGAAAACAGACAACTTGCAGCACTGGAAACTGTTGCCTCAAGAGGACAGATAACTGCACTCCAAGCAGCAGAAGCTGAAAAGTCAAAACTTGATTCAGATCAAAAACGTGCTGAAACATTGCAGCAAAGAAAAGAAGCTAGAGCTGCGTCTGCGGCTGCTGGTGGGAATACGGGTCTCACTCCATTCCAAAGAAAAATGCAAGCGAATAGAGAGTCAAGAGTTGAAGCAGCCGCAACTCGAAAAGGCCAAAATTTGTTAGCAAAGTCGCAAAGACTCGAAGGTCAAGGACTTGCTCTCGAAGCACAAGCCAGAGCAGCAGCAGCCAACGGAGATCACGCGGAGGCGGCAAGACTCCAAGCAAAAGCAGATAAGACACTCCACAGGTCCGCTGTAGCTGGTGGTGAATCGGACAAGATGCTAAAAAAATATGCAGGTGTTACAGCCGGAGGAGTAACGACTGGTGGGCAAAAAGCTGGAGACATAGAAAGAAGAACTTCCGCAACAACCGGAAGGGTTTACTACAAAGACAGTCTTGCATCGAGAGGGGATCGTTCAAAGAACGCCGAGCAGGGATATTCGACTGGCAGTGCTGGTGGACGAACGGTAGAAGGAAAACTCGAACAACTAACTCGTCGTAGAGACGAATTCAGAGCGCAAGGTGCAGGTCTTAGATCTGACGCGGCGAACTATCAATCAAACGGTCAATTTTTACGAGCAAAGTACACCAACTTCAAAGCATCAATAGCCGAGAGAAGAGCTAGTGGTGGAATATTTGGAATTGGACAAGGAAAACAGTTAAGCGAACTTCAACAAGCAGCGCAAACTAGCGGCGGAGCAAGAACTGGTGCTGGTTTCAGAGGACGAATGGCAGGTCTCAACTTTAAGCGTTTTGCTTCTGGGTCTATTACTGGAAAACTTGGTCCTGGTGGCCCAGGTCTTCTTGGTGCCAAAGATGCTGATGGACAGTACAAGTCAAGAACCGGGCGAGTGCTTGGCGGACAAAGTCAAGGCGCGAATATGGCTACTTCTATAGGCATGAGCTACCTTGCCTCAAAAGGCGTAGGAGATCAAGGCGGAATGGCTCTTGGTGCTTCTCTTGCTCCAATGTTTGGCCCAATGGCTGCAATTGGTGTTGGTTTTGGTATCTCTGCGTTGAAAGCAAAAACGGCTAAAGGCGGTGCTGCTGCTGGCGCAATTGCTGGTGCTGCAATTGGTTCGATGGTTCCTGGAATCGGAACCGCTGTTGGTGCTGCTATCGGTGCG